TTTTCATTTGTGGGCGGCTTCTGGATTACTGCTCCCGAAGGTCATTGGGCGAGAATGCAGCGTTGGCTGCGATTTAGTGCTACTTGCTCAGTATTGCGGAGAAACAAGCAGGCGCCAATGAGAGAGCCAACACGGAGGCCTCATGCGACAGAAGAGTGAGTTCCAACGCTTTGTTCAAGGCATGGATAGCTTCGATAACGCGGCACCAGCCGATGATACCGACGCCGATCCCGTAGCCTGGATTCGGAAAGTGAAAGGCCAGATTGAGACCAAGACCAGAGGCCTTGCCCCTTTCGACCCCTACCCGTTTCAGGAACAGATTATGCGGGCAGTCGCCTCGGGCAAGGCTTACGTGATTCCCAAGAGCCGGCAGCTTGGCGTCTCAACGGCAGTCGTCGCTGCCTTCGCATGGGGCATCCTTCACCGTCACTCCACTACCGGCATACCGATGCACTGCCACATCGTCGCCAACACTGAGACGGTGGCGGTCGAGCGGTTGCTCAAAATCGCCAAGACGGTCCTCAGCACCGCAAACCTTCCCGACTGGCAACGGGCGAACCTCAAAGGCATCGACCCCGAGACAAACAACCAGGAGATTCGGTACTACACGAGTGGGGCGCAGAACTACATCCGCGCCCACTCCAGCAGCCCGAATGTCGCACGTAGTTTCGACGGTAACGCGGCATTGCTCGAAGAGATGGCCGCGATGGCCTACGCGGACGACATCTGGAAAGCCATTGCCACTATGCTTGACGATGTGCCGAACGCCCCCATCTTCATCGTCAGTACGTTTGGTGGCGATGGGGACCTCTTTTGCGACCTTGTAGACAATGCCAAGGACTTTGGCCTGACGTCGATGCCGCTGAACTGGAAGGCGCACCCGCATCGAGACGCGGCATGGAAGAAGCGGTCGCTCAAGAAGTTCTTCGGGCGCGAAAGCGAGTGGGAAGAGGAACATGAACTGAAGCGGCTGAGGAGCGGGCAGCGCGTCGTGGACATTGGCCTGGTCGAGAAGTGGGCTGCTTCGGCTAAGTACCTTGGCCCCGAACCTATCATCGGCCACAAGTACGCGAAGGGTGTGGACATCGCCGGTGGCGGTCGCGACAACACCGTGCATATCGTCGTGGACCTCAATGCGAATCCCCCACAGGTCATCTATAGTGCGTGCTACGAGCAGCAGGATTCGGCTGCAACGATCTGGGCGATAGAGGAATTGGACAGGCGGTATCCTGGGCCGCTTTTCATTGACGGCACAATGGACACGGCAATAGCAAACCTGGTCGTGGCGAAGAACAAGACGGCGGTGCGCTTCACCGGCGGCAGTGAAATCAATGAAAAAGTCAACAAGGTGCAACGGATGAAATGGCAGAACGTACCCCGCGAGGTGATCCTGAGTTGGACTTCCGCCGACCTCGAACAGGGTCGGATCATTGTGCATCCTGAGCATTTCCCGGACCTTTTTATAGGCCTCAAAACAGCGCAGTCAGGTGCAGGCACGAAGCGCAAGGGCAAGAAAGTTGACGACCTCGACGCGCTATTGTTGAGTGACCTTGGCTTGACACGCGGACCAGAGCGGAATACAATGCCTGCTAAGGCGACGGGTATACCGTCCGACAGCAGACTGCACGACCTTCGCAACATGAAGTGGTGAAGCGTCGAAGGGGATTGAGATGCCAAAACCGTGGCGATACACTGTGGGCAACTTCCTCGGCAAACACTTTCCAATGGCGCCTGAAGTATCTGATAAGGCCGCCAGCGAAGGCCCCCCGAATATGACGTGGACCGAGTATCAGGCGACACTCCGCAACAGGAGCAGAGTCAGCAGGTCTGGTGCCACCGACAGGCACGATCTCCCCCGCGTAGTAGTCCATCCCGACGACGTACCGATGCTTGCCGCCGCCGCCGACATTGGCGATGCGGGTGCGCAGAATCTACTGGGCGAGATGGGCGTCAGCGGCCTTGAAGTGCGCGGCGGTCGTATCACCCAGGAGTACAACGCGAAGTTGCAGAACCTCCAGACGCGCATGATTGCTTTTGAGGAAATGCGTCGTTCGGATAGTGCGCCGGCGGCAATGGAGCAGTTGATTACGCTTCCGATCCGGCAGGCGAATTGGGGTCTGGAAGACGGCGATGACAAGGAGCTTTCCGAGAATATCCGCTGGAATCTGTTTGATCCTGCGGGGATGACACATTCTTTCGACGACGTGTTGCGGAAGGCGGTGCTGGCCGTACTCTACGGCTTCACCGTTCACGAGAAGGTGTTCGAGTTCAAGCCGCAGCGCGGTGGGTTCCTGGGCTGGAAGAAGTTCGCGGAGCGGGAGCGTTCGACGGTTCAGAAGTGGCAGTTCGACAGCACCGGTGGTTTACGCGGTCTCGAACAGCGCGGCCGGAATCCCGAAACCGAACAGCCGATAGATGTGAAGATTCCGATAGACCGATTGATGGTCTGGACGTGGCGTGACGAGGCCGGGAACCCCGAGGGCCTTGGTGCGTTCCGGCAGGCGTACAAGCACTTCTATGCCAAGGGCGTGTTCGAGACGTTTGCGGCAATTCGCATCGAGCGGCAGGCGTGTGGAATACCGTTTGCTACCGCACCGGAAATAGGCGCCGATGAGGACGAGTACGACGAAGTTCTGGCGATGCTGAAGCGCATTCGCACGGGCGAGGATGCTGGGATGTTGGCTCCCGCCGGATGGACTGTCGGCTTGCTGACGCTGGGGCCTGCGGATGTGCCGTTCGAGAGCCATATCGAGCGCCAGCACCAGAGCATGCTGCAGACAGTGCTGGGGCAGTTTGTGGGCCTCGCACAGGGTGGCGACGGTGGCGCATGGGCACTGAGCCGCGACAGCAGTTCATTCTTCCTGATGAGCCTGGAGGGAATCGCGGACTGGATTTGCGAGTATTTCAATCGCTATGCGATACGACAGTTGTGCCAGTTCAACACGCCTGAGACGGGGCAGAAGTTGCCGCGACTGGTGCACGGGAAGATCGGGGTACGCGACCTCGACGCACTGGTACGGGCATTGGCTCGCATCTTCGACGACGGCACGAACATGCCGCTTGAAATCGTGAACGCGATGCTCGCGGAGTTTGACTTCGCGCCACTGGATGAGTTGCCGAAGCCGTTGGTAAAGCCGGGGGCGGCACCAGTGGTTGAACGACCTACTGAGACCGACAACGAGGACGGTGACTGAGCATGGTATTCGAGATTTCGATGTTCTGGATTGGTGTGATTTCCGGCGTAGTTGGGCTATTCATTTTATTCTTTGTCCTCCAGAAGCTGGGCTGGCTCGAGGGCAGCGATAAGGACGATGCCTGATGGCGCAGACTGCGGCAACAGATACAGCGATACAGGCGCAGGTCGATGAGGTGTGTCCCGGTGAGTGGCGGGTGCGGTGCGGCAATCCGCAATGTGCTGCGCGAAAGTTTGGTTCTCCCCTTTCCAAGCCGCGTACTATTTGCCGACTTGCTTGCACAGGGCCAGTCAGGATCAGGCTTTTGTGCCCGCGCTGCCACTCCTATAACGTTACCGCAATCGGGTGATTCGGCCTGCGCCTCAGAAATTATGCTTGACATTAGATACAGAGTGGTATATTGTTCTTAGTCGTATAGCCTCCTAAAGGCAAATCAGTAACGACAACTGAATAACAACTGCTTGAATAGCGCATAAAGCCCGGCAGTGTTTTGCCCCCCTCCCGCAAGGGATTGGGACAGAGCATTGGCGGGTTTTTTGTATGCGTGAGAGGTGTTGGCTGAGATGAGCAAAGACACGGCGCAGGCCAGCATAATCTACAGAGCCGATGGTGTGGCGCAGAGTTTCGCGGCAGCGGTTATTGCCGCCGAGGGCGCCGACGTCGCAGAACTGGTTTGGAACCCACTCATCCCGCTCGGCAAGTTCTACCACCCCGCGTTCGGAGATTTCGAGACTACAGAGGCTGACGCGCTGGAGATGATTGCCAATCTGCAAGATGGTCTGCCTGGCGAGCTTGGCATCCCTATTGCCCAAGGCCCAGGCCACCTCGCCCGAAGCGAAGGGGCTTACGGGTGGATCAAAGACATGGATATTCGCGACGGTGTGCTTTGTGCTCAGATCGACTGGAACGCCGACGGTGTTGAGGCCATAGAGAGCAGGCGACTGCCCTACATCTCAGCCAACTGGGCGACACGTGCCGGCGAACATGCGACCTACAAGAAACGCAACCTCGTTTTCAACGCCGCACTCTGCACCGACCCATTCTTCTTCGACCAGCCGGAGTTGCAGGTGGCAGCATCCGAGTACCTCGCCGGCGACGCGGCGATAGCAGCAGCGAAACAATCTCGTGCCGAGAAGGCGCAGGCCAGCCAACTCACACTAGGAGGCGACATGATGGCAAACGAAGAGCTTGTCAAGGAAGCTCGGATCAAGTATGTGGCAGTGAACGGCGAAGTTACCGACGAGGCGTGGGCGGAGTTGACGAAGGACTTCGCTGACGACGCGGCCTGGACGAAGTTCGTGGCCGAAATCAAGGAGCCGGAGGGGAAGCCAGCGGCTGACCCCGAAAAGCCGGTGACGCCCGAGGACGAGCTCGCGAAGCTCCGCAAGGAGAATGAAGCTGCCGCCAAGGCGCTGGCCGCGAGTGAAGATAAGGCCAAGGCGCTCGACGCCGAACTCGTTGATGCGAAGAATGTCGCCGAGAGTCTCGAAGGGCGTCTCGCGACACTCGAAGGCGACAAGGCCGAGGCAGATGTCAAGCAGGAGCTTGCGGCCTCCGTGGTTGACGGGCAGAGGTATACGCCCGCCGCGATTGAGGTTCTGGCCGCCGCCCGCCTCCACCCCAGCGCCGAAACCGCCATCGCTGTCGAGAAGCACATGGCGGCAAACGCTGGGGGCATGGCGATGGTCGCTTTGGCACAAGCCCCCGGTATCACCGCGACGGCTTCGACCGGCGAACTGACCGGCGAGGCATGGCTGGAGGCCAAGGAGATCCCCGAGAAGGACAAGAAGGCCGTCCGCGTCCTCGCTGCATCTCAGAGCATCGAGCTGGAGGCCGCTTACGCCAAGTACCTGGAACCGAAGCCGCGATAGCTACAGCAGCATTCAGTAGCATTCCAGAGCAAGAGAGGTGAGTCGAATGGCAGAGAGTTATGTGAATGAGTTTCCCAATTTCCGGGCAATCTCCGGAGAAGACATCGCGAAGGGTGAGCTTGTGTCCATCTCGAACAGTGACGGGCTGATGTATCTGGCCTGTGCCGCTACCGGCATTGAGGAACTACCCGCTATGGGGGTAGCCGAGGCCGGCACATCGACTGGCGACATGGCGCACGCAAAGCGGCTGGGGCAGATGGATGGCTACAGCAGCTTGGATGCTGGCGCCCCGGTGTACGTCTCCAACACGCCGGGCAACATCAGTGTGACTGCAGGCGACACGAGCCAGATTGCGGGGGTCGCCGTGAGTGACACGCAGTGGATCATCGACCCCGAGATCATCGCGCAGCAGACCCAGCACTAATGAAGCTGAGATTATCGCACACAGATAGAAGGAGGTGGCTGTAATGGCTGGGACGCCTGGCGCATTTACATCCGACAATGTACCGACCAGTCAACTGTACACGATCTTCAAGGATCGCGTCGAGCAGCATAACGAAGCGGATCAGAACTTCCGCGAGCTACTCTGCGACCCCGACTACACCAAACTGACCACGGTGGAAATGTCGTACAGGGGTAAGCAGTTCAAGAAGCTGGGTAACGATACCGACCGTCCCGACATGCAACACACGCCGTACCGTCAGAAGACGCTGGCGGACCCGGTGCGTTGGGGCATCAACGGTAGCATTACACAGCTCGCCTGGACGAAGGGCCTATCCTCGACGAAGATCACTCGCGACCACGAGGAGTCGCTACGGGCCGACTTCGACCTCATCACCCAGGCTTGCCTGCAGCCGTGCCTGACCGACGGCGGATGGTACGATACGACGCTGACGCCGCCACCGTACCAGATGAACACCTTCCTCAGCACGCATGACCACTATGTGGCAAGTGCGGCTGCGGGTGTTCTGTCTCTGTCGATGTTCGCCGCTGACAAGCGGCACATCCAGGAACACGGCTACAAGACCGGCAACATCGTGAGCTTCATTCACGGTGAGCAGGCGACGAACCTCGAAGGTATCGCCGACTGGAACTCCAATGCCTTCGTCTCGACACCGGTGATGGACAAGCTGCAGCAACTCGGCTTCACCACTGAGTTCCGCGCGGCAGGCATCCCGGTAGTCAGTTGTGACTGGATACCGGAGAACTACATGCTGACGGTGGACCTTGCCGCGATGCCGCTGATGTGGCGCATCCCGGAGGGGCCGGAACCCACCCAGGACCTGATCATCTGGGACTCCGAGGTCACGACCCCGAACATCCAGTATCACTGGATCGAGGAATATGAGCGTTGGACTTCGGCCACGATCATCGCGCCGGGTGCAGGTGTCGCTCGTTACCTCAACGGAGGCGCTTGGGTAGATTCGAGTGGCTGGATAACTCCGTAAGAGCAGTAACTGGAGGTGAGCAGCCATGCCGGAGAGTCAGACCTATGGAATTTGCACCGCCGCAGTGATAGCCGCTGATAGTGTAGCGGATGTATTCCCTATCACTTCCAGCCAAAAGCTGTATCGGCTGGATGGGTGGTCGCAGATTACCTTTCTGGTGGACGCAGACGTCGGTGCGGGCGTTGAGTCCGTGGTGTTCGATGTCGAGGTGGCTATTGATAGAGACGGGGACTGGTTTTCCGTTCCCGTCCACGACCTGACCAGCGCCGCTGCCAAGGACGTTCAGGCAGCGAGCGTGACTATCACTGCCGATGCACAGGCGGCGCTGTTTGCGCTGCTGGATTCGGTGCCATTTGTGAGGGTCAATGTCACCAACAACGGAGCAAATCCGGCGACCGTCACCGTATGGGCGGTCGTCGTTTGACGTATACTGAGTCAAAACTGAGGAGGCGTGCATAATGGATGTAGCAAATGTGAGAACTGCAATAATGCCATCTGGTGAAGAGACGCCGGAGCCGGATGTCTATGAAGCGATAGTGCAGGGGCACAATGTGAGCAAGGCGGATGCGCTGAACCATCTGAAGGCGCTGGAGAAGCGGAAGAATCGGCGCGTCGCGGCGACGAAAGACCCCGAGGAGCAGCGGAGTGCGCGGATCACCGCCGAGGCGTGCAGTTCGCTGGTCAGCAGCATCAGCGCCCGGAAGGACCTGGAGAGCAAGCCCGTGGACGTAGACGTGGAACTGGCCGCACTCATTGACGATGGGCACGCGAAGCAGGCGGCACTGCTGGACTCATAGGTGGAATAGCCGATGGCATACATAGACTGGAGCGAAGCCAAGGAGTACCTTGACGAGGACGCCGTGGAATTGTCGGGCGGCGAAATTGACTTTGTGCGCATGACTGAGTTCATCTCGCGGGTCGAGGCGCAACTTGACAATCGGCTGAAGCGGTACATGACGGTGCCGGTGGATGAAACGCTGTCGCCGGATGTGTTTGCGCAGGTGAAGGACGTGTGCGCGATGCAGTCGGCGGCGATGTACCTGCGCTGGGCATATTCGGCGGAGGGGAATGACGAAAGTACGTGGTGGGCCAGCGAACTCGACCGGATGGCGGAGACGCAGATAACGGCGCTGACGACGGGCCGCAGTGCGCCGACGGATGCTGAGGATGCCGCAAGCCCGTTGCAGTACGTGCCGACGGATGGCAAGGCGCAGAGTTCTACGGCGCCGGATGCTCTCTTCACTCGGAGCCAGGTGCCAGGCGGAAGCGAGGCGTGGTGATGATGCGCGGGCGACTGAGAATACCGAGGGCGGCAATAGCACAGCGGGCATTTGCGCAGTACGCGCAACAGCTAAATGCGCGGCTGGCTGACTTGCGCCCGGCATGGGATGCGGTGCGGGCAATCATCTTCGCTTCGACTGCCGACCGCTTCGAGAAGGAAGGGCGCAGAGGCGGCTTCCGCAAGTGGCGGGCGCTGTCAAATACGCCCAACAAATGGTGTGATTGGATGGGCTACAAGGACTGGAAGATGTTGCACTTCCCCGGCAAGCCGATACTGCAACTGACGGGGAGGCTGCGCGACCAACTGACGGGGATTTCGGGCGACCACTTCGAGTGGCGCGAACGCAGCTTTATGATGATCGGCTCCAACTACCCGGTGGACAGCGGTGAGGGCCACGACCTGGGCGGAATACATGCGGTAGGACGCAGGTTCCCGCCGATGCCAGCACGTTCACCCTTTGGCATCACAATAACCGACGAGAAGAACATTGTTGACGCGATTGTTGACTACGTGACGGGGACTTCGACGAGTGGCGCAACGCAGTACCCGATGCCTGAATTGCCGTCCGGCTCAGTCTGGTCTGGGGACTAATCATGTCAGTCAGCAACACCATAGCGGATGCGCTGAAGGACACCCTCGATACGGAGTGGAAGAATTACTCCGACGAGGAGCGGCCACGCTTCTACTCGTCGCCGGAGGAGATCGGTAGCCCGCAATGCCCTGCGCTGCTCATCTTCGACAGCGGCTCCACCACTGAGTTTGAGACCATGCGGGGCACGAACGATGCGGGAGAGCCGCTTGCAGGATGGGTCTCCGAGGATTACGCCTTTGACATGATGGTCTATATCAAGGGACGCAAGAAAGCCGACACGCTGACGAATATGAATGACTACCGGGGGGCTATCAAGGCCCTCTTTCAGGACAAGTTTGACCTCGGGGGGATAGCGGTGAGTGTGAAAGTGCGGAGTGATGAGCCGTCTATGCCCTGGGGCAGTGACTCGGCGATGATGCGGGCGGGTATCGTGCGCATCACGGTCAACGCCTACTCGCTGCAGGGCACGGCAACATTGATTGGAACCGGATAGGAGTGAAGTGAGATGGCTAAACGCTCAGGACATTTGCGATACTTGAACGATCCTGCGGACACATCGAAGCCAGCAGCAAGGTCGTCGGAGGGTGCTGCTGCAATCGCAGCGAAGGCAGCGAAAGCGGCGAATGTAGCCAAGGCCGCGAAGGTGACCGCAGCATCTAAGGCAGCCGAGGAAGCCAATGCCGCAGAACCCGCGAAGAAAGACGGTGAGTAACGATGGCCCAGATTGACGACTACACCGCAATGTATAGCTGGGACCTCATGGCGGGGGTGTTGCAGGCGTGCGTTGACGATGGCGCCAAGTTCAGCACGACCGCTGACTGGAGTACGCAGATCATGCGGTCGGCGGATACCACGCTTGCCGCAGAGGGCTCGCTGACACGGCTCACGGATATGCAGAGCGCGCTGAAGCATACCTCGTCGGCGGCGATCAACAACGCCTTCTTCACCGAGTTCGCCGGCCTGATGTCCAGTATCCAGAAATGGTATATCAGTGGCACGGGCACGGGGCAGGGGTCATTCGCCAGCATGAGCGCGATGTTCGCCGACCGGCACTACCGCGTCCCATTCAACCTGAGTGACGCCTGGCTGCGGGCGCAGGGCACGAGCCTGAGCAGCACGTATCTGTCTTGTGTGGCGGAGGTGATCCTGTGTACGGCGACAATGGCGGGTGCGCCGACTTACGTGTACACCGCCGTGCTCGACACGGATATGAGCTTCGCGCCGCTGGTGGTAGAGGCCGGCTCTCTGATTGGTGTCGCCGACCTGAATCTGGCGTACACCGCGACCTACTCGGATGATACGACGGGTTCCGAGACGGAAGTGATACCCAGCGGCACCGCCGACGAAGCGCAGATACTGATTGCCAGTAACGACGTGACCGGTGACGGGGTAACGAGTGGGAATGACACGGTGCCGATGGGTGCGACGGCGGGGATGGTAGCCGGGCAGCACGTGCTGATACAAGACCGCACGTGGCCGGTGGCGATGACTGCGGACTGCGATGGGGCAGCCTCATTCACCGCAGAGGACACGCTCCCGTTCATACCTGGCGATATAGTCTATTTGCACGACGATGACACCGCCAATGAAGAGGCGACCATCGAGAATATCAACCACGAGAGCAAGACGATCACGTTGACGGCGGCGTGCGCGGGGACGTTCACGACGGCACAGAACGCCTTCATGCGGCTCAAGACAGCCGACGGGTATGGCTGGGCGGAGATTCTGGCAATCGGGACGGTCAACGCGAACGTGAGCCTCGTGTTGGATGATGACCTGAACCATACCTACAGCGACCAGGCGTTTGTGCAGCGGGTCATCAAGAGCGTTGCCAGCGTCGTGCTGACGAATGGCACGAATGGAGACATCGCGAAAATCACGGCGATACCAGACCGCCCAGGCTATGCCACACTGAATGCCTGAGCATTTTGACAGGAGGGGCTTCACATGGCGGACGCATTCATTCCGCACAAGTATTGTAACGTCACCGTGGCGCTGCAAAGCGTGAAGGACACAGACGATGGCACCGCGTACAAGCTGCCGCTGCCTGAGGGCACGGACCTGACGAACAACAAGAATTACACGTTCTTCCAGTACAGCGGCGGTCACTACGGGTTGACGCACTACGAGACCGGCGGCGAGTACATGGAGGGGACGCTGCGGATTCCTTGCATTCCGGGCTATGTCGCGGTGAGCGACTTCAACACCTGGATATGGGGCCGCACCGGCGACTACCACGA